TTCCAGCTGGGCAAAAAGTGGCCGGACCCACAGGACACGCTATGGAAAGAGTACGCCGCCCTTCTCCGTGAGGGGGTGGGAAACGGGGCGGGGATCGCGGCGGCGGCGGCATTCTACAAGAAAAACCGAGCCGCGATGGACTCCGGGGCGGAGGTGGCGTGGGCGGCGAGGGTGCGCGACGGGGAAATATCAGCCATCCAGACGGCGGAAAACCTGCTGATTGAGTCGGGGTCGCAGTTCTGGGCGGAGTACCAGAACGATCCGCAGGACGTTGCAGCGGGGCAGTACGAGCTGACTGTCGAGCAGATCATATCCCACGCGACGGACCTCCCGCGCCTGCACCTGCCTGAGCGCAGTGTGGTTCTGTGCGGCCACATAGACATCAACCGCGCCGGGCTCCACTGGGTCATGGCGGGGTTTGACCAGCGGATGACTGCACATGCGGCGGCGTACAGCCGACACCCATCGCGCGGCGAGTTGTGGCCAGAGAACGCAACGGAACACCTAATCGTCCAGTGCATAACGCGGGGGCTTGCTGAATTGTGTGACGCCATCGCGGGAACCGTATTTCACCGTGGCGGGTCGAGGATGACGCCAAGCCTTGTCCTAATCGACGCCAGCTTCAACAGCGAAACTGTTCACCGATTTTGCGAAACGTGGCGCGGGCCGTTTCGGGTCATGCCTGCGATTGGCCGGGCGTCCACTCGCTATCAGTGGAACAAGGGGACAATCGTTGGCAGGCCGATGGAGCAATGCCACCGGCAACGCCCTCAAAAGCGGATTTGCCCTTATGTAATGTTCAACGCCTGCTACTGGCGTGAGGTTGCCCAGCGTGCGTTCCTTGGGACGACAGGAGAGGCGGGGGGGTGCACGCTGTTCAACGCGGGCAGTCCGTTGGCGCACCGACCCTTTGCCGAACACGTGGTTGCGGAGCGGCTGGCTGAAAAGTTCACGTCGCCCAAGGGCGAGGTCATATGGAAGTGGAACCCGCCGACTGGGCATAACGACTGGGGGGACGCACTGACTGGGGCGTATGTGGCGGCGGCGATGGAGGGAATCACGACAAGCGGCGCACCCTTAGAGACTGGCCTTCGCCGCCGGAAGGTCTACAGCGCATCGGACTTTAGGAAATAGAAGGGGTTCGCGCGAAAAGATTAATCCGCATGATGGATAAAAGCAGATGGCACACAAACCGGAATACATCGAACGCACTGAAAAGAGTGGGAGCAAGAAATGAAAAACCGAACAGATATTTCTCCACAACAGGACGACTTCGTGCGTGGCAGGCTGCCGTGGCAGGCAAAAATAGCACTAAAGGCAAAGGAAATCGTAAAAACGATAATAGACGCAGGCGGTGCGATGGAGATGAAGGATTTGGATGCCCGATGCGAGGGGAAATACTATGACGCTGCGTTTAGGTTAGCAATTAAACATAAAGCCATTGGCTGGTATATCCCGGATGACGCGCGGCTTGGGATCATTTTTCACACGGGGAAAAAGCAAAACGAAACAAAAAAGCAGTTCATTGATCGGATAATGGCGACGGCTTTAAAGCCTGCGCATTGACGGCGGAGGCGACCCAGCATGGACAACGAATCCATCAACGAAGCAATTGCGGGCTTTTGGCCGTGCAAGTGGGATTTCGCAGCGACTAGTGAAAAGCGGCTAGAGATGGCAATTGTATATGAATCCCATTGCGGGAACGGCGATAGCAAGTGCTGTATTTACTGTGGGAGTCGGATTCGCCTGAAGGGGGATATCGTTTTATGGAACCCGCACTTGAGCGATGACGACAAGCACTACACAAGGGCGGCGAGGGAAAGCCTATTGTTTTGCAGTGGGCTGTGCAAGCGGCTTTACGACACCGAACCGGAATACCTCGAATTTGTTGGGCCGTGCCCTTCCTACTACAGCAACAACCTCCCCGATCGCGAATATTTCGGAGATTCAAAATGGAACAGCCAAGCATGAGCGAAAACACTCCAAACATCGGCGCGACGTCCAACGGGTTAAACACGCGAAAGGTATGGCCGGTTGACTACCGGGGGGCGGTTGTAGGCGCGCCGATCATGTGCCCAAAGTGCGGGGGCAGGCGGGTGGGCGTGGTCCATGAGACGGACGTCAGGAGCGGGGGCAAGCGCCGCCTTCGGGAGTGCGGGAACTGCGGCAAGCAGTGGTCGGAGTACCATGTATTTGCGGACACGTCTGCGGCGGGCGAGTGGAAGATGCCGCCTACATGCCGGTACTGCGGAGGGTTGGCGGCCAACCCCGTAGACAAGTATGGGCGGGAGTCTGCGGACGGAAAGTATTGCTCCAAGGCATGCGCTGATGCGGTCAACGGATTTGACAACGCAATAGAAAGCGACGGGCGGCACCAGGCGGCTGCGGTTGACCTGGACGCCATTCCAACGCAAGAGCCGCAGGGAGGGGATGATGGCTCGCTGGAAAAGGCGCGTCTGGCCCTTGACGAAATGGACCGGGCCAGCGCGATTGACAAGCGGCTACCCGACATTCTGCTGCGGATCAAGAACGGGGAGACGCAAGAGCAGGCGGCAAAGCGGTGGGGGATGTCGCCGCCGAATGTCCGCGCATTGCTTAAGAAGTTTCGCGCAAGTAGCTGACGCGCAAAGACAAGCACGGTGCCAACCCCTGTTTCATTGCTGTTTTTGTGCCATAGGTAGAGAGGCGTCCCATCATCACCTCATACCGATTTACCGGGGCCATTAAGCTCGCGGATTAAACAACGGATGGACGAACGCCTCTCTGCTAATTATGGCAGAGACCGTCAACAAAGAGCCGGAAGAGGTCATTGAAGACCTCGTAAACCAGCCACGCAACGTCAGCACGGACGGCGGGAGCGTGACGAATATTAGCGTGCAGGACGCCATTGAGGCGGACAAGTACCTGCGGAAGAAGGCGGCAGGGTCCGCCAACTCTCGTGGAATGGGCGTTCGCCTTGGCATTCTGCGGGGGCCGGGGCACTTCTAATGGCCGCCCCGCGCAAATCCACAACGCCACGCCGAGCCGCCGTTGCCCGGCGGGTGTTTGACGTAGACACCGCGCCGCGCAAGCGCATCTCTGTCAAGGGCTCCTACGACAACGCCCGGCACACTGATGAAAACGAGAAGCTGTGGCAATTCGTGGACGCCCTTTCCGCCGCAGCCGCGAATACGCCGCAGGTCCGACAGATCGTGCGCAATCGCGCACGCTACGAAACGGCGAACAACTCCTACGCTGCGGGCATTGTCGAGACGCTTGCCAACGACACGGTTGGACCAGTGGTGCAGTTGCAGTTGGGCGACAGCGAGCGGGCGCAGGCGGTGGAGCGCGACTTCGAGCGGTGGGCCGCATCGGTTGGTCTGTGGCAAAAGGTCCGCACGATGCGCCGCGCCAAGGCGGTTGACGGCGAAGCGTTCGCGCAGATGTTCACCAACCCGCTTGTTCCCGGCCCCGTCAAGCTGGACCTGCGCGTGGTGGAGTGCGACCAGATTGAAAGCTGGTACGCCAACGTAACCCGCGAGGACGAAATCGACGGCATTCGGTTCGATCAGTACGGCAACCCCACGCTGTACCGGATGTTGAAGTTCCACCCAGGCGACCACCGGGGGCTGTCGCAGTTGGCTGGCGACTGGATTCCCGCGAAGTTCATGCTCCACTACTTTCGCCCGACCCGCCCCGGACAGGTTCGCGGAATCTCCGAAATTCTCCCGGCCCTCGGGCTTTTCGGCCAGTTGCGCCGGTACACGGCGGCGGTCATCGAGGCGGCCCAGCGTGCGGCGGAAATCAGTGCCATCATGCAGACCGACCTTCTGCCCGCCCAGATCGCGGCGGAGTTGGCGGACCCGGTAACGACGATTGACATTGCACGACACACCATCATGTCGCTGCCGGAGGGGTGGAAGCTGGCGCAGTTGAAGTCGGAGCAGCCGACAACGACCTACGCCATGTTCAAGGCGGAAATCCTCAACGAAATCGCCCGCCCCATTAACATGCCGTACAACGTGGCGGCCTGCAATTCCAGCGGCTACAACTACGCTAGCGGGCGTCTGGACCACCAGACCTACGACCGCAGCATTGACGTGGAGCGGGGCGACCTGCGGATGGCGGTTCTTGACCGCATTCTTGCGTCGTGGATGGACGAATACGCGGCCCGCAAGGGGCTGACGGCGGACGACCGTGCGGAGTTCGCGGATCACGAATGGCACTTTGCCGGGCGCGGCCACGTTGACCCGAACAAGGAAGCGAACGCCGACAGCGTCCGATTTGGCAACGGCTCCCTTACAATGGCCGCCTACTACGCCAAGCAGGGCAAGGACTGGAAGCGCGAAAGTGCCCAGTTCATCCGCGAGCGCATTGCCGAAGAAGTGGAGTGGAACAAGGCCCGCGAGGTCGCCGGGCTTCCCCCTGCTCCGTACCCGCGTGGACCGCAACAGCAATATCCCCCCGCCCCACAAGAAGAACCCGAACAGCCCGAAGAAGGGGAAGAGCAATGAGCGAAGTCAAGACAATCGAAGCCGGACCAGATCGCAAGCCCATCCAGATGACGGGCGTTTGTTCCATCGAGGCCGCCGCAGCCCCCAAGGACGGCGAGGACGCCGCGTTGCCAACAGTCAAGCTGGATGCCTACAACGGCGGCAAGATTGCCGTTGGGTGGTGGGGCGACATCGTGGTGGACCTCAAGGGCATGAAGGCGTCGGACGTGACGCCGATTCTCTACGGCCACTCCACCGGGAACATCGAAAGCATCATCGGCCAAACGTCCAAGGTCGAGATAGGCGACACGCTCAAGGCTGACGGCGCGGTGATGAACACCGGGCGCACCGCCAAGCAGATGCTCGACCTGGCCCGCAACGGCTACCGCTTCCAGGTGAGCATGGGCGCGGACCCTATCCGCTACCGCGAGGTTGCCGAGGACGAAACCGTTGAAGTCAACGGCCAGAGCATCCAAGGCCCGTTCTCTCTGATTCTCGAAAGCGTTCTCAACGAAATTTCGATCTTGCCGCTAGGCGCGGACAAGTCAACGAGCGCGGCGATTGCCGCCGAACACAAACCCACAAACCCAAAGGAAACTCCAATGAGTGACCCCAAAGTGGATACCGCCGAAGCCATTCGCGCCAACGCGGTAGCCGAACAGAATCGCATCCTTGAGGTGCGGAAGTCGGCCGAGAGCCATCCCGAGATTGCGGCGAAGGCCGTGGCCGACGGTTGGACCAAGGCCCAGACCGAAGCCGCCGTCGCGCAAGCCGTGATCGCGGAGCAGAAGAAGGAAATCGAAGCCCTGAAGGTGCAAGCCGAGCGGCCCGCCGCTCCCTCCATCAAGGTGGGCAAGGAAGGCAAGCTGGACGCCGAGGCGATTGAATGCGCCACCGCGATCCGCGCCGGGCTCAAGGCTCCCGAAAAGGTCTACAGCGAAGAGACCATCGACGCCGCCAAGGGTGCCCGCATCCATTCGATGACGGATCTGGTCCGTGCCAGCCTCGCCGCCGAAGGCAAGAGCCTGGACGCCACCCGCCACGACACCCGCGAGTTCATTCGCGCCGCGTTTTCCACGCGCTCCATCGCCAACGTTCTGTCGAACGTCGCCAACAAGTTCATTCTTGAAGGCTACGGTGCGGTCGAGCAGGCGTGGCGTTCCGTGGCGAGCGTGCGTTCCGTGGTGGACTTCAAGGCCAACACCGGCGTTCGCCTGGTCATGTCGAACCTGCTCCAAGCCCTCTCGCCCAACGGCGAGATCAAGCACGGCGCGTTGAGCGACGAGACCCGCACCATCCAGGCCGACACCAAGGCGCTGATGCTGGCGATCACCCGCAAGGACATCATCAACGACGACCTCGGCGTTCTGTCTGACGTGCCCCGCAAACTCGGCTTTGCCGCCGCCCGCACGTTCAACACGGACTTCTGGGCCGCGCTGGTGGCCGCGAATGCCGCGAACTTCCCGAGCAACAACAGCAACGGAAACTACATCAACGCCGCGCTCGGAATTGCGGGTCTCCGCTCCGCCGTGCAGGCGTTCATGTCGCTGAAGGACAGCGACGGCAACCCCATCGGCGTGGATGCGTCGATGGTACTGACGAGCCCCGCGCAGAGCGTGCTGGCCCGCGAGCTGTTCATTTCGACGAACCTGATCGGCGGCACGTCCAAGGACACGGCGTCGAACCCGTTCGCCGGACGCTACTCGCCCGTTTCGACGAGCTACCTGACCGGCAACGCCTGGTATCTGGTGGCGAATCCGATGGGCCTGCCTCTCATGGAGGTTGCGTTCCTGAATGGCCGCCAGGAGCCGGTTGTGGAATCCGCCGACGCGGACTTCAACACCCTCGGCGTTCAGATGCGCTGCGTCTACGACTACGGCGTGGCGTTCGCGGAGAAGAAGGCCGCCGTCTACTCGGCGGGTGGCTGATCGGAAACGGAGGGGCGGCCCTAACCCGGCCGCCTCGCCAAACCCCTTAAACAAAAAGGAAACAACAACATGAGCGCAACGAAGAAATCCGAGGGGCTGCGGATCGATTACACCCCGTCCAGCGCGATCGCTTCCGGCGACGTGGTGGTCATTGGCGACATCGTGGCTGTGGCCACGGAGCCGATTGCCGCGAACGTTTTGGGCGCGGTTGACGTGGAGGGTGTGTTCACCTTCCCGAAGGCCACGACCAGCGCGAGCGCGATCACGGCGGGCGCCAAGCTGTATTGGGACGCCAGCGGCGAGGTCGCCACGACAACCGCCGAGTCGAACAAGACCGCGGGCTACGCCGTCGCCGCCGCCGGTGCCACCGCGGCCACGGTTGACGTCAAGCTGTCCCGGTAGGGATTGAGCCTATGGGGGGCGGGCGTCGGTGCTATCGGGCCGAACGCCCGCCCCTCCTTTCAGGCGGACATCCGTGAGCATTCCAAAAATCATCCACTTCTTCTGGACCGGCCCCGCAATGCCCGAGTGGGCAGAGCGGAACATTCAGGAGTTTCGTCGGCTGAATCCCGCCCACGAGATCAGGATTCACGGAGAGGAAGTGATTTTGCCGGAATACGGGGAAGTTGCCTCACGTATTCGAGGGTCTGGCCGGGAATACATCGGAAAGCAAACCGCCGCCCCCAACCTGTCGGACCTTGGACGCTACTCCGCAATCGAGCGGTTCGGCGGCTGGTATTTCGACACAGACATTTTTCCGTTCCGCCCCGTTGCAGAAATCGAGAGGGCGTGGTGCTTGGACGGATCAAAGCTGTTCCTTGCCCGCCAGCAAAACGAGGGGACAACCTACACGCACGAGGGCAAAGTCATTCGCGGCGATGTTGCGGCAGCGGTGTTGGGACTCGGCACTTGCCCGAAATCCAAAGCCGTCATGGCGACGTTGCGCGAAATGGTTTGCGCCACGACCTGCACCCACTTTGGATCATACGGACCGATTGCCTGCTCCGACCTTGTAGCCGAGCGGCCTGACCTTGTTGAGGTCGCAAGCAAAGAGTGGTTTTTTGGAATTGGCCCGAACGTCGCATCCGGCATCTACCGCCAAGCCATCCACGGGAACCTTGCCCCGGCCCGCCACTACTGCACGGACGGACAGACGCCCTACGCCATGCACCTGTGGGCGCACGGGTGGAGCCACAAGATCGACCTCTCGCCACCGCCCAAACACCACGTTGCTCTGTGCGGTGCCGCCTTTGAAACCTACGGGAAGCCGAAAGAAATTGCCGCAAAGATTGAGGAATCGCTGACCGCCGCAGGGTACTACGTCACCCGAGGCCAGCCTCCACACGGCCACATGCCGAACGCCGTGGTGGTGTGGAACCACAAGGAGCCGCAGGCCGCGGCGGCGATTGAGTACGCCCGAAAAATAGGCGCACAAACGGCCATTCTTGAACTTGGGTTTTTGGACCGCAAAAACCATGTGCAGGTCGATTCTGTCGGGTTTTCACACACAGCAAGCTGGCGGTCCTGCGTTCGCACCTGCCCACCTCTTTCCGCGTTCTTCCGGCTATCCAGCGTTGCCCCAGTGCGCCAGCCCGTGCGCCACAAGCGCGACGGGTACGTCCTGGTTCTGGGGCAAGTGACCGGCGACAAGCAGCTCGACGAAAGCGAGATTCGCGGGATGCCGCCGCTCCAGCGCCATGTTGGCCGCGCAATTCCAGACGGTACGCCCGTGTTTTTCCGCCCCCACCCTGCGGACAGCTCACAGCCCCACCCCCTGCACGAAAACCTGCCCCGGCTTCCGACTGACAGCTTTGAGGAATACAGCGAGTCGTGGAAGGGCAAGAGCCTGTCTGGTGCGCTACAGGGGGCCGCATTTGTCATCACGATCAACTCCACCGCGATCAACGAGGGACTGATTGCGGGTGTCCCCGTGCTCGCTTTTGGCCCCCATCTGTCCATCGAAGCGGGTGCCGCCAAGCAGGCAACGGTCGCCACGCTAGCCGATGACATCAACGAGATGATGATGGGTTGGACTCCCGACCAGAGGAGCGTTGACAACTATCTTGCATGGCTGGCCGAAAAGCAGGTCCACGTTTCGGCGTTTGAATATCCAGCCCGCACGCAAACAATCCTGGGGTTGTCGCAATGATCGACGCCGCAAAGATTGTTTTTGATGGCGTGTGGAACTCCATGCCCCACCTGCGATGTGAGGCGAGGTTCGGGCGACACGAGGTGTCAAAAGCCAAGATCAACCGCATCGAACTGCTTCGGGTCAACACCGAAGAGGGGGCGATGCTTTCCCCCGCGTCCCCCGTGCTTGAGTTCTACGTTGCCGACGCGCCGAAGCCCGATCTTGACCACGGAGGGATTGCGGCTGGCGACACCTGCGAAGTCAAGCAGGCGGGCGGAAGCGAGTGGCGTAAGTTCCGCGTGAGCGGCCAGCAACGCTTGGGCGAGTCGATTCTGCGCCTCACCCTGGAAGCGGAGTTCGCGTAATGGCCGCAGATGTGAGCCTATCGTTTGCCGAAGGTGACGTTGACCGGCTCATCGGCCAGATGGACCGCGCGATGCGCGAGCTTGGGATCACGCTTAAGCAGGCGATGACTCAGGCGGCAAACCGCGTTGCTCTATCTCTCGGCAAAAGCACGGCTGTAGCGCCTAAATACCGGGAGTTCCGCGACACGGGCCGCGTTTCTGGAAACAGGAAATACGGCGCAACCGGCTTTTATTTCAACCACGAATATGAGGTTACGAGCCTAAAGGGTGGAACGCGCAAGACTTTTAGCATTTGGGCGAAAAACAAGTCCGAAGCGAAGCGCGACAAGCGCGTCCTGATTGGCAAGCGCGGCCTCGCAAAAATGGCGTGGAGGCGCGCGGCGCAAGACATTGGGGCGGATGCTGGGATTGGCTCCGGCGGGGCATCGGCC